CTAAGCATATGCCTGACTGGCGTAGGGTTCTTAATGAACTACAGAGATACTCAGTAAATGGAACAATTGATTCAGGTATTTTCGTTAATCTATCTGATGACAATTTTAAATCTCTTGTTGGAGTTGTCAAGACCAAAAACTTTGCAGAAATGAGGAAATGGGTTGGTGAGAATGCAGATTCTGACTCAACTGGTATTTTCCGTAAGTTCTATGATCAGGCTTACCAATACATAAAGCCATCATCGATCCCAGAGTTGGTTCTTACAATTGCAAAATATCAGTATCAAGATGCGTTTGTTGCAGATAAAGAGATTAACATTGTTGCGTTCCTTACCGACTGCATGATTAATCTGGAATTTCAATGAACCCGTTTGATTTTGTAAACGCAATCAACATATCTAAGAAAGACCTTATTAGGGACTCTGAATCTCCAGATCTTACGGAGAAGCAGTATGTCCCTTTTATGGTTAACAGGTCATTATCGTATTTCGTAGATACTATTATGTATTCTAACGAAATGAACCGCGAAAACCACGTGGATTTGAAGCTACAAAATGATTATTACCTAAATAGTATACGATCTGCTAAGAGATTCTCTAAGTGGGCTAAGCCTATTAAGAATGCTGACATAGAAAGTATACAAGAATATTATAAAGTAAACTATAATAGAGCTTTGGAAATCAGCAAGGTGTTGACTAAACAACAGCTCGACCTTATAAAAATAAGAATAATAAAAGGTGGTAATCATGTTCAATCTCAACCAGCTGGTGGAAGTGAAGTTAAACAATGCTGAAGATTTTCTAAAAGTTAGAGAAACATTATCTCGTATTGGGTTAGCTTCTAAGAAAGATAATACGTTATACCAATCATGTCACATTCTCCACAAACAGGGTAAGTATTATATTGTCCATTTTAAGGAATTGTTTCTTTTAGACGGCAAAGAATCATCTCTCTCAGAAACTGATGTTGCTCGTAGAAATAGAATAATTTTGCTGTTAGATGAATGGGAATTAGTAAGGGTTCAAGATTATAAGATGATTGAAGAGCCAGTAGCTCCACTTAGTCAAATAAAAATCATACCATTTAAAGAAAAAGATAAGTGGAATTTGGTTACAAAATATACAATAGGTACTAAGTTCTAATGATTCCGTTTAGCCAATATCTTTCAGAAACATCTACACTTCATGTGTTTGATGTCGATGATACATTAGTACATTCTAATGCCAAAGTTCATGTCAAAGATGGTAATGGTAAGACTGTAAAGAAACTTACCACATCAGAATACAACAACCACAAACTTTCTGATGGTCATCATTATGACTATAGTGAATTTAAAAGTGCAGATGTTTTTAGACATTCTAGACCTATCAAAAAAATGATTCGTACTATCAATGCTACTCAAGGAACAACAAGTAAGAATCCAAACAACAAAGTTGTTATTAACACTGCTCGTGCTGATTTTGATAATAAAGATAAATTCTTGAACACTCTTTCACACCACGGTATTAAGAATATAGAAAAGATTCATGTCCACCGAGCAGGTAACATTCCTGGTAAAGAAAAGCCTGCAAATAAGAAATTGGTGTTTATTAGACAACATTTAGCCAAACATCCTTACTCCCACGTAAGAATGTATGATGATAGCCACGAAAATCTTCGTGCCTTTTTGGGACTTAGAAACGAGTATCCAAATACCAGATTCCATGCCTATCACGTGGATTCTGAAGGAAAAATGACAAAATTCTCTTAGAAAACAAGGGTGTATTTTGGTTGACTTTTTAATTAAATAATCGTATTATATTAATATGATGAAAATTGTTCACAAATCTGCATCCGCAAAAGCACTGGCTGATCGTAAATATCACCAGCGGATCGTTTTGTCTAAAAAGGGTCGCGGTTCCTATAACCGCAAAAAGTTGGAGAAAGTTCATGCGTAAATTGATTTTAGCCGTAGCAGCTATTGCTACTATTTCTACTGCTGCTCATGCTGATGGTTGGCAACGTCATGGAGGATGGGGTGGTGGTTATCAACATCACGGATATCAAGGTGGTGGAGGTGGTAATGGTGGAGCTATTGTAGGTGGCTTGATAGGTGGTATGATTATTGGTGGTATGCTAAATCAAATGGCACAGCCTCGATATGCTCAACCTCAATATGTAGATCCAGATTATCAACAATATTGCCAACGTGTGGTAACTGGCCAATATTGGAATGGTTGGCAATGGGTATATCGTACTCAAGTTGTGTGTCAATAAATTTTTTAAAATAACTGTTGCTTTTATTATAAAAGTATCCTATTATATAAAAGTGATAGTAAGGCACAATTTTTTAAATGGAGAAGTGAAATGGCACATGAAGTTGAGACGATGGCATACGCAGGCGAAACTCCTTGGCACGGTCTTGGTGTTCCTGTTCATAATGATCTGACACCTGTTCAGATGCTCGAGAAGGCAGGCCTGGATTGGACTGTCGATAAGTATCCTACTTATTGTGATGTGGGTGATCGTAAGATTATCACTGCTGATCAGGCATTGGTTCGTTCTTCCGATAAGAAGATCCTTTCTGTTGTTTCTGATGACTGGAAGCCAGTTCAGAACCTCGAAGCATTTGAGTTCTTTAATGAGTTCGTGATGGAAGGTGATATGGAGATGCACACTGCTGGATCTCTTCGTGAAGGTAAGAATGTTTGGGCCTTGGCTAAGGTTAAGGATTCGTTTGAAATTCTTGGTGGAGATAAAGTTGAGTCTTATCTTTTGTTCTCTAATCCTCATGAGTATGGTCGTAGTATTGACATTCGTTTTACTCCGATACGCGTCGTTTGCAATAACACTCTTACTCTATCTCTTGCTGGTAAAAATGATCTTATGGTTCGTCTTAACCACCGCCGTGTATTCGATGCTGATTTTGTCAAGTCTACACTAGGCATCGTTCGTAAGAAGATGGGTACGTACAAGGACATGGCTGAGTTCCTTTCTTCTAAGAACTTCTCTGTCGATTCTCTTCACAACTATCTCAAGGACGTGTTCCCTTCGTTGACTAAGAAGGACAACTCTGTAATGTCACGACCAGCAGAACAAGCTTTGGCTGTTCTTGAGACTCAGCCTGGTGCAGAGTTTGGTGCAGGTACGTTTTGGCAAGCCTTCAATGCTGTAACGTATACGACTGATCACTTGCTTGGCCATTCTCAGGAGACTCGTTTGCAGTCTGCTTGGTATGGTTCTAATCGCCAGCGTAAGGTTGTTGCGCTTGAGAAGGCAGTTGAATATGCGGATGCTGCGTAAGATAACAGTAAGATGGATTGGTCTTGGGGGTGATCCCCAAGACTGGTTCTATTGGAATATTTGGAGATTTAATTCTGGATATCCGTATAATAGTTATAGGATAGGTCCTTTGTTAATTAAAAGGTGGATGTGATGACTAAGATTGTATATAATGCATGCTATGGTGGGTTTGGTCTTTCTGAAAAGGCAGTACAACGCTACTCTGATCTGGCTGGTTTAGGTCTCACCTACAAGAAACATGAAGATTCACCGTTGAGTGATTGGTATACTCCCGATGGTGAAGATTGGCGGGATGATGAGATTTCTCGTTCAGATCCTTTCCTAGTGCAAGTGGTTGAGGAGCTAGGTGAAGAAGCTAATGATAAAACTTCCCGTTTGCAAATTGAAGAGCTTCCTGCAGGTACGCTTTACCGCATCGACGAGTATGATGGCATGGAGTCGGTGATGACACAGGACGACTACGATTGGAGTGTGGCGTGATGAACGATAGATTTATAAAACTCGCACTAGATGCTGGGTTGTTGAACTATGTAGATCATGAAACACCTAGACACTACTTCATTAATGGTCATGCCGAACAAGAAGATGTTGAGGAGTTCGCCGAGCTGATTGTTAGGGAATGTATGGAAGTTGGTAATTTAGTACTCAGTGATGGATATGGTGACTTCTTTGCCCCATCAGAATTAATCGCTAAACATTTTGGAGTAGAGTGATGGATGAAGAAGTAAAACAGCTATGTGATGAGCTATTCAAAGAGTGGACAAAGAGTGATCCTATTAGTGGTATTCACATGTATTTGTACACACTTGCAGGAAGAACTGAGACAAAGTTATGTTCTCTTGCTAATGAACTTAGTAGGGTAAAGCGTGAGCTTGATATCCTGA